CAGGCGCTGCGCGAGCGCGGTGAAGTCGAGTTTGTTCACGTTGTCCCCTCCAGAAATTGCGCGTCGATCACCGTCGCCCCCGGAATCCCGCCAGCCAGCGCCGCCCGCGTCCGGGCCCGGATCCGCTCCTCGGCCCTGAACCGCTCCGCGTGAGTGATGCCGGCCAGGATGTCGATCATCGCCGCCTCCAGATCCCACAGCGCCGCCAGTTCTCCAGCCCGCGCCGCACGCTTGCCGGTGGTCTGCATCCGCTGGATGATCTCGGCGCAGGCCTGCTGCGCATCGCTGATCACGCCTGACGGATCGGAGGCCAGGCGCATGCGCACCAGTTCCTCGGCCAGGTTCACGCTGTCGAAGATCGTATCCCAGTGCGCTTTGGTCGCCCGCGCCTCGCGCACTGCGTCGAGGGCTCCGCGCAGTTCCAGCGCCCAGACGGTGCGATCGTCGCGGGAGAGCAGGGCGGCTCCGTGGATTGCCATCAGGTGCGCTGTCGGATTCACGCCGCGCGGGCGGTAGGTGCTGCGTTTTCTCACGTCGCCTCCGATTCATTGAATTCCTGCTCTGCCAGCGAACAGAGAAAGTCGCACTCAGGTGCGATAGCCTCTGTCACTGCGTGACCCGCAGGTATTTCGTCAATGAAAATGCGCTCATCATTGATGCGCGTCAATTTCGCACCAAGTGCGCGAGACATTTCCGACATTCTGCGGAATTGAATCGGGAACTCTTTTCTAACTAGGGCCCAATAGGCGGGGCTTGTTGCCTTAACGCATGGGATGCAGTTGGCATTCGGAAAGCCCATTGCATACACCCTTGGCGGCTGGATGCCGGCGCTCAGAATCATAGATAGGCACCCGGCCTTTGTGATTCCCCTGTCGATCAGCGGCGTAGAAATTTTCATATCGGGCCAGTTTTCCCGGAGAACCTCTGCCCGCTTTACATCGCTTGCGTCTGCGGTATAACCAAAAACGTGAATATCATCTGGTATCTGGAAGGCAAGGCGAGGCGCAACCTTCAATTCACTGGTGCATGGCGCTCCGCTGATCCCGCTCAAAAACTTTCTTTTCTCCCAAACATCCCAGGTGTCTTGCCACTTTTCGTTTTTGAGTTTCGTGACGCTCATGCCGAACCAGCGCTCGCAATCCAGCATGAAGCGAGCATTGTCGGAGTCCTCACTGCCGGTGTCGCAATATGCAATTACGTCGGGATCCGCCAGTTTCGTTGCTACCGCAGAGGCGGCGCCACAAGAAAACCACGATACTGTGCGAGTCATGTCTTGTCCTCCAGCAGCCTAACGGCATCCTCAACACTGCGGCAAACCCCCGCCACGCCCCCGGCGCTGCGGATCGTCTGCAGGAATTCCTCCTGCCCAGGCCGCATCCTGCCGGTACGTGATTTCACCTCAATGGCCAGCGTGCGGCCGTCCTTTAGGATGCCCATGATGTCGCTCATGCCCTTCTGCGTGTTCGCGCGGATATACCTGACGCTACCGTCCCGGTTGCGCTCCTGAAACGTCCCGGAGTTTTGCCGCCAGCACTGCGCCACGCGAGGATGCCGCTGCAGCAGTTGGATGATCGCCCGCAGGATCTCGGCCTCTGTCGGCTCGCCGCTGGGCTTCGCTGGGGCGCGTTTCTTCGGCTCTGCCGGAATCGGCAGTTCCCGGCGCGGCTTGCCCCACAGAGCCGCCAGCGTGTCCTCGGTGCGCTGGTGATCGGTCATCACCTCGCGGAGCGTGCGACGGCCTCTCATCGCTTCGCCTCCACCCTGTCGATCTCGGCCTGCAACGTCGCCACCGCCTCCTTCGCCATCTCCAGTACTGTGGCCAGCATCAGCGCGTCGCCCAGGCATGCGCGGATCGCTGCGCTCTCATCGCCGGGGCTGCAGTCTCCGTTGTCCACCAACTCGATGTCACGAAGGGCTTTGATCACCAGTTCAAAATGCTTGGCAAACGCCATGCGCTCTGGTGTGTCCTGACGGAAATTCCCCTCGTACTCGAGCCAGATGTGATTCATGCTGCCGCCGCTCATGCTGCCAACCTCGCAAAAACTGCGGACCAATCCGGGCCTTCCTGCTGCGGCTGCGCCCAGATCAGGCCCCTTCTGGCGCGCCCGATCGTGCTTCGATCCACGCCGTACTTCAGCGCCAACTCGCGCTCGCTCTCGGTTGACGCCCGGATCTCCGCAACCTGCGCCCACGTCAACTTCGCACGCGCCCGATTTGCCCGCGCCACCCTTGCCAAGCGTGCCGGGTTTCGAGTGTGGCCGGTGGCCTCAATCGCCCGGCGGCTGATCGTGGAGATGGCCACCAGTTGCACATGCGCAGGGCACACGCAGCGCAGGTTGCCGCAGCGAGCCGTGGCGTTGGTGTTCTTCTTGCCCTTCAGGCTCAGACACTCCGCAATCACCCGTCGCACTGACCTAGAGTTGCCCTCGGCTCCAGGCTTCGGCAACCACAACAGGGGCGTCACATGGGAGCATGTGCCGGTCCAAATCAAACAGTCGCCCTCTTCGTAAACGTGCGCCTTGATGCGTCGCGCCAGGTCTGCCGGCAGTCGCGCCAGCTTCTCGTCAATCTCATCCATGTCTGCTCCTGTGGCCGATCCGTCGGCGTGGGACGCGATCATAGCCCCACTTTCGCACCCCGCCGAAATCCCCGCTAAATCTGTCGGGAATCTGCGATTCTGCGCTTGACGCGGCTGTCGGCGTGGGGCACACTCTCGCTGTCGTCAACACAACAGGAGCAGACAGATGCGACACGAACCCCGCTTCGGAGCATACGACGAGGACTACGGTCCCTATCACGGCCACCCGGCCGACCCGCGCACCCCGAGCTACGACCTCCCCGAGGAGGTCTACGACGAAGCGCAACGGCGCGTGTTCAGCCACGCCATTGACCTGGAAGAATGGCTCTCGGAGGCGCTGGGCAACGGCCCGGACGTTTCGATCGACGTGTCGAAGCTCGACGCACCCAAGGCCAGCACGCGCGCCCTGCTGGTGGCGCTGTTCGTCGGCACTGACGCGCAGGTTCTGGCCGCTGCCGCAGAAATGCGCAGCCGCGCCGCCGCCGCGATGGAGCAGCGCATTGAGGACGAGGCGTGGGACATCTACGACGCGCGGCGCTACGACAACTTCGAACCGCCCGAGAAGGATCTCGATGATGCGGACCATTGGTATTGATAGGAGAAGACGATGAAGATGTATGCGAACGACCTGATGGATCTTTACGTGATCCTCGACGGACTGTGCGACCTGACCGCCACCCCGACACCCCAGCAGATCGGGCGTCTGCAGGGCTTGGCGATGGTGCAGCGGGCGATGATCCGCTTGCGCATCGAGCAGGTGTGCCCCGGCGTGGAGATCGCGCCCGTTTCGAGGGTGGAGGCATGATCCTCGAAACCGCCACCCAGCGCGATGCCGACTGGTACGCCGCCCGCCTCGGCAAGGCCACGGCGTCCCGGTTCCGCGACGCCATCGCCGCGCTGAAATCCGGCGCCCCGGCGCAGGCCCAGCAGGACTACCTGACGGAACTGGTGGTCGAACGACTGACGCAGGCGCCGATCCAGCGTTACGCAAACGCCGGCATGCAGCGGGGCGCCGACCTGGAGCCCACAGCACGCACCGCCTACGAGCGCGCCACCGGGCGCATCGTGGAGGAAACCGGCTTCGTCTGCCACGACACTCTGATGGCAGGCTGTTCGCCTGACGGTTTGGTGGATTGGGATGGGCTGATTGAGATCAAGTGTCCGTTCAACACCGCGAACCACATCGAAACCCTGCTGAACGGTATGCCGCAGATGCACATGGCGCAGGTGCAGGGGCAGATGTGGATCACTGGCCGCGAGTGGTGCGACTTTGTGAGTTTCGACCCCCGGATGCCTGAGGCGCTGCAGTTGCACGTTCAGCGCATCCCACGTGACGAGGCGTTCATCGCCGACCTCGAACGTCGCGTCTCGTCATTCCTGTCGGAGGTCGGCACCCAAGTCGAGGCGCTGCGGCGTCTCGCGGAAAGCAAACAATGAGCGATACC